GGCAGCGGCTCCAGCGGCAACGTCTTTACCGACATCGCGGAGGGCATGAGAAATGGACAGGCTTGAAACGGCTGATATTCTGGCGGTTCTGAAAGCGGCCTACCCGCAATTCTATAACGGCCTCAGCCCCAAGGAGGCAAACAAGATCGTCGATCTCTGGGCTGAAATGTTCAAGGATGAGCCTGTTATGGTCGTTGCTGTTGCAGTAAAAGCCATGATTGCCTCGCGGACAAACACATTTCCACCGAATATCGGCGAAGTCAAAGAGCAGATCACGAAGATGCGTATGCCGAAGGAAATGACCGCCGCCGAGGCGTGGACGCTGGTCTATCGGGCGATTGCAAACAGCGGTTACAACGCGAAGGAAGAATACGACCGTCTGCCGCCTACGATTCAGCGGCTCGTTGGCTCGCCGCAGCAGCTTCGGGAATGGGGCATGATGAACGCCGAAACGGTGCAAAGCGTGGTCGCTTCCAACTTTCAGCGCTCCTACACGGTGCGCATCAAGAGCGATCGGGAGTATATGGCGCTCCCGTCAGACATAAAACAGATGATTTCCAGTGTCGCACAGCAATTCGCGCTTGGCGACGGAAACGAGAATGGAGGATGAGGATATGAAAAGATGGGCAAGGCGCAACCTGCCTACGGTTGTTCTTCTGGCGGCGCTGATTCTGCTCGCCGCTCTGGTGCTTGCGGTTGCGATGCCGCGTGAAACCGAAAATACGCCTACCGTTGCCGCAGCAATTTCGCCGACGTTTGACGAAGCGGCCTACCAGAGCCGCTTGGAGGCCGAAGCCTTCGCGGAGGTTGAACACGAAACCGCCGATATTCCCGGTACATACGATCTGCCAGAGCCTCCCCAAGAGGCAGACAGCGAGCCTTGCGGGAAAGGCGGCTTCGAGTGCCAGGACAAAGAGGACTGGGAGCGCCTTGCCATTGTGATCTATCAGGAAGCCGGCGGCGACGATGTGTGCGATATGTGCCGCTACCGTGTAGCCGACGTTGTTCTGAACCGTGTGAATGATCCTCGCTACCCCGATACCATCGAGGGCGTTCTGATGGACAACAAATACGGCCTGCAATGGGGGCTGCTCTCCGTGACCGGAATCGTCTGGCCTGATAAGGCGAGCGAGCCGGGCGAAGCTGCCGCCGTGCAGCGAGCGTGGGACATTGCAGCCGACGTTCTCGAAGGGCATCACAGCGACCTCGATGGTAATTACATTTGGTGCTCCGAGTACAAGCAGGGTTCTGATGTGATCTACTGCGACGGCATTTACTTCGGCGTGGGTTAGGAGGCGGCTATGGCAAAAGACCCAAAACGGCAGCTTTTCGGCAAGATTGCCCGCCAGAAGGGCCAGTATTTCGAGCAGCGGCTTGACAGCACCTTCGATTACTACCGCGAGCGCGGCTATGCAGAGATTGAAAAGACGCCTGAGCCGATGAAGGTTATCAAACCGGAGGGCAACGGTCGATTCCTCGCCTGCTACACCAAAAAGGCGCAGGTCGACTACAAAGGCACAATCAAGGGCGGCAGGACGGTCCTGTTTGAAGCCAAGTTCACAGCCACAGACCGGCTGACGCAGGATCGCGTTATCGACAAGCAGGCTTCCTACATGGACAGACACCAGCGGCTCGGCGCCCGCTGCTTCGTCGTTGCCGGTTTCTCGACCGGCGAGGTCTACAAAATCCCTTGGAGCGACTGGCAGAACATGAAAACGTTGTTCGGCCGAAAGTACGTAAAAGAAACCGATCTACAAAATTACAGAGTGAAGACAGCTTGGAATGGAACGCTGTTTTTGCTCGACTGACGACTGAAAGGAGTCACTACCATGAGCGAAATCACGTTATACGAGGCGCAGGTCAAGAAATTGCAGGGGCTTTGCGATGAGCACAATCTGACCTATCGTTTTATCAAAGACCGCTACCCCATCATCTGCATCATTCGCCCGATTCAGGGCATGGACGCGCAGCTCTCTATGCTGGAATGCGTTGAGGACAACGGCTATATCAGCCCGGACGCCGAGGTCATGTACATTTTCAAGGACGCTGCTTTGGAGATGCGCGTCAGCGGCGGCACATTTACGATTGCCAAGACGCTGCGGACAAAGATCGAATCCGTCCTGATGAAGATGCTGACGTACTGGATGCAGTATTTCTTCCGCGACGTCATGGAAAAGCGCAGCCTCAAAGACGGCATGATGCCTGTCATCAACGAGGACGAAGTCGAAGATGATGATGCCTACGAGGAAGATCCGGAAGATTCT